GGAACACAATGCTGATAGGTGCACTATTAAACCAACGAAGCCTCCATTAAAACATGGTTTTACTCCCGAAGTTAAAACAATTAACCCTATTTCGAATTTAACTGCTTTAAATAAAGCAGTTGATAGTGTGTGGTATTGTGGTTTTACAAAACCTGGTACGGAACCGACTCGAGCAATGGTTGATCGTAATATTTCGTTTTTTGTGGATGGTTGTTCAACTACTTCCCATAATTGGGAAACTGAAAAAGAAATGGAGTTCTTTGCTTGTGTTGAGGGTGAATTGCAGAAGAAAGAAGATGACAAAAACGATCAGGGTATTGTTAAGGTTATGCCAGGATCATTCAATAATGTTTGTGTCCGGCTTGATATGACTAAGGCCAAGATACAAGGTTCTTCTCCAGGTGGACATATTATTGTTTTTCCTGTTCCGCCCGCACTTGTTGGCTTACCACGTTTGCCAGGAATGAGTAGCAAGAAATGGGATGCATTTGCTCGTAGGGGAATGCATGTTATTGCTAGATTTCCCACTATAGTGGCTAATGCTGGTCATATGACTACAACTATGCTTGGGGATACTGAAATCCCAGCTACTGATGCCCATACAGATGATGGTAATTGCGGTGGCCCATGGCGATGTGAAGATGGTACTATTCTTGGTTTAACTATTGGCGGTATGAAGGCCCAAGGTCTTAACACCTTGGCCCGAAAAAACTAATGATTGGGCGCTGCATCGCGCCCTATTATGAGTACCCTGGTTTCTTCAAATACAACTTTAGGAAAACTGGTTGTTCTGAATTGTTTTCCAGTGTACTCAAACCGCTAAAAACAAATGGAGTTAATAGTTTCCAGTATCTAGGTCGAGTAGAGCCACAGCGCTTGAACAGTAAAGACCTAGAGAAACCGTATGTTAATTTAATGGCGTTGCCTTTTGTTCGTAAGTTTAAACCGGATATAGTTGATGAGGAGGGTATTTTATTAACCAAATATATGCTTTCTTGTAAATATCCCCTTGCTGAGTTCACTAGTATGGCTAGATTTGCTAATGATTATGGAACACCGCTGGAACAACCTTGGTCACAGGCAAAGATGATGGTGGCCGAGGCTTTGAATTTTATGGAACGCTCACCAACGTTAGATACTGCTAGTGCTTTCCAATGGTTGGAGCGGCAGACCTCACCAGGTTACCCATGGACATTGCGTTATCAAACTAAAGCCTCGATCCTTGATGAGGAATGGAGTAAATCTTGGTACCAAGTTTGGGAGAATTCGATTTTGATGGGTAGGGCTAGACCTTTTTTGTGGAGATGTTTCATTAAAGATGAAATAAAGAAAAAAGAGGAGATTTTAGCTCATAACCCCAGAACTATTTTAGCTAGTCCATGGCAGGCGACTGTTTTAGGTTTTAAAATGTATGGTGTTCAAAATCAGCGTATGACCCTAGCTGGGTCTTTAATGCAGAGTCCTTGTGCCGTTGGTATTAATAAATTTAATCGTGGTTGGCATACACTAGCCATGTATCTTTTTGAGTTACCGTACCATGCGCATGGCGATTGTACTCGTTTTGATGGTACTGTTTCACCTTATGCTTTTGATATTGTTGCTGAGCTTAGAAGTAGTTGGTCCGCTATTGATATTGAAGTACTTAACAAATACTTTTATGATAATATTAAAGAGGCTTGGATTGTCTCTTGTGAAGGTGACCTTTTTAAAAAATTTATGGGTCAAAATAGTGGACAAACTAATACATTACATGATAATAGTATTATACATTTACAATATTGGTTTTATCATTGGTGTTATTTTGTTTGTAGGGACCCGCGTTTCACCCCTGACTGGGCTTGTTTTAAGAAGCATGTTCATTTAGTGGTTATGGGTGATGATGTTATTTGGTCCTATTCTGAAGAAGTCAAAGAATTAATGGATCCTATTTCTGTTAAGAATACCTTTTTGGAACTTAAAGTTATCCTGAAAGCAGAGGAAGCCAAAGACTATACTGAACTGGAGTTTTGTAGTATGCATTTCAAGCGACATGGTGACACATATGTCCCATTGATGAAGAAAGAGAAAATGTATGCTAGTATGCTTGTTAAAAAGAATGATAACCCACGTTGTTATCTTAGACGTCTGCTCGCAATTCGTATTGAAGTTTGGTGGGATCTTGAGTTACGTGAATTTGTTGACAATTTAATTCAATATATCTTAGATACTTATGAAAGAGTTTTGGAGCAGAACCCCACTGGAACTGGTGGAGACGACGCAACTTTAAAGCAAATTCTTGTATTGCGTTGGCCAAAACTTGTAATTGAAGAGCACTACTTAAAAGCCTTCAGTTAGATCTCTTTTTATTGTTTTTTTAAGCTTTAACTGGGTAAGGAGGGGCTTCCAAGTGACATTGTTCCCCCTTATAGTAGTTGCACAATTAGTAACTCGTCACGTATATTATATATACCGTATAAGTTTAAATTGGTTTGGCCAGTAATTTTAAACTCCAATTTAAAATTAAAATATGTTAAATACTAGATCACAAGTTAAGAAAAGGAAGAAATTTGTTTCTGATACTAATCAAACTATTCGTGAAAGTGCTAATAAATTATATAATAACTATAAGTTGACTGGTCTTGTTCCTCAATCTTTAATTGTTTTTAATCCGAAAACAGGTCAATATCATTCTATACCGTTTTTTCATCTATGCCTAGGGGATCCGGTAAAATTGGTAGAGGTGTAGAACCTGGGAGTTGGAAAGCTTATTACCGGACAGCTAATGAGAGTATTTCTGGTAAAAATAAACCAAATTTTGCCACTAAAATAGTTACTGGCGTTGTAGCTGGTTTAACAAAAGGTTTAGATGTAATTAACCGAGAAAATAGTTCTATGGGCTATCGGGACTACATACGAGCTAGAAACACTGGTGGTTCGATGGTTTGGGATGGAATCCCTAGCCATCCACCTGTTGACTCAATTGTTTCTACCACAGCCAAACGTAAACCGTCAGCGATAACATCCGGAGACGGTTTTAAAATTAGTAATAAAACGAACGACATGTCTAAACGTAATCCTCCTAAAAATAATCCAAATGGCCGTGGTAAACCCGGTCCTGCTCGTAATCCCTATAAGCCTCAATATAATGATGATGGGGCGCGTGTTGCCATTAATCAAGGCAAACCTGGCTCATTTAATGGCCAAATCCACCGTATGACACGTACTACAGCTAAGGGCAAGCAAACCACTTATGTGTATAGATGGAATGGTTCAGCCTGGCAATACCAGAGTAAATACAATAAGGGTAGTAAGGGATATCACCAGGCTAAGGCTGACTCTCGAAATTCTATGCCAAATGCTCGTGGTGATCAAAGCCTCATGGGTGTTGATACTATGTATTTTGCTTATGGTACAGGTTCATCACTCAGTGGTATGCAAATGAAACCACTGAAACCATCAACAGTTGGTGGTATGCGTTTTGCATTTAAGAGTTGGCTTAATAATTTAGTAATGACCTCAACTGGTACCACACTTTGGAAAATTGATGGTACAAATGATTGTGCTGGTCAGTGGTATTATAACCCCATCAACACGCTTTATGCTGCAGCCTCACCAGTTGCAAATATTGGTAAATATTTTGATCAGTACCGTGTGCATAGATTATCTTTGATTTATTCAACTAATTATACTTCAGGTAATACTGTTAATTATCAGATTACTTGGTGTTTGTGCAATTCAATTGATCACTGGGAGAAAATGGGTGTTGCAACTGCGGTTACTACACCAACGAAGGCGCAGATTATGGCTATGCCAACTGCTGATACCTTCAATTCTAGTGTCCCAGAACGTGTTCAAAAGCTCATGCATCCAACTGGTTGGTTGCAATGTGCTTCACCTCAAGGTTTAACTGGTGGTGTTAATTATGCTGCTGCTGGTGCTGAGGAACGACAATCCTACGCCTGCACTGGTGGTATTCGTATCGATGGTGTTACCCCTGGCTCTAATATTAATATTGCTGATATGTCTTTAGTTGTTGATATTGAATTCAAGGACATGACCGCTGCTACCACAACCGGCGTCACCATGAACTTAGAGCGTAAAAAGAATACTCTAAGTAGTAGATTAGAGAAATTAGAAGCTAAGTTAGCTGAGAAGATTTTAACGGTTGATAAAGAAGAGGTGAAAAGTCAAGCTGATTCTGATATTGACTATCGTCATGTTCGTGATGAAGCTGAACTTTTTGCTCGTCGTAATTTAGCTGACCTTAAACTTGTAGATAAGTTAGATGTTTCACGACCTAGTTCTGCCCTTCAGAAGAAATCTTCTTCCTTGAAGTGACATTTACTGGGATGCAGTATACCATTGGGTGAATACCCTTGGTGAAAGATAGCTGGTTCAACGGCTAATTTAAAAATTTTAAACAAAACGTTAATCGAAACCTTCATGCGTAAAAGGGTTGGAATTTGAGATTCGGTCAATCTCTACCATCTACGGACCCGACGTAG